GCGTTGTTTGTTTGAGCTCGCAAGTTGTGGCGCTGTTTGGCTTTATCCCTTCCCCTTTTTTTTGGGTTTTTCACTTTTGCTGTGTGGATATCTCAGAATCTTGTAGATTTTCATCACGTTGTAGAGAATCAAAGTGACTGAGCCTGCGGCAGTTAGGTACCAATCTACCAGCTCACCATGGCGTGCAACTTCCACCCCTAAAAAGGCCACATTTGCGGCGATCCATCCTGTTACGTTGTCTGGTGTCATTTTTTCTTCTACCTTCGCTTAGCTAATAGCTTCAGACATGAGGCCAAAAGCATTGCAAAACAGGGGGGGCTTAGGCCCTCTCTTTTTTTTTGGCTGGATGGCTATAGCTAAAGCTTGGGCCATTTTTTTTTGACTTCAAAGCCTGGGCAGGCCTTAGTGCTGAATTCATTATGCCCGCAGATTGTGAGCGGACGGCACAGCGCCATCTGCAAAGCAAAGGCCAGGTGCTCAAATGTCTCTTCTTGCTCACAGGTCATGGTGTCGGCCGGTTCGCCCTGGGCGTTCAGCCCGCCGACATACGCCACCCCAATGCTGTACAGGTTGTGCCCCTTGGTGTGCGCTCCCACTGTAATCAGCTCCCGGCCCTTCTGCAAGTGGCCGTCTAACTGAATCAAAAAATGGTAGCCCACGTCTGACCAATTACGCCCCTGTGTATGCCATCTACGGACTTCATCTATATCTACCTCTCTCCCCAGCGGGGTGGCTGTGCTGTGCAAAATCACGTGGCTAATCTCTCTCATGCTACCTGCCTAATGGCTGCGTGGCTATACGTGTTCCAGGTTACCATCTTCACAGACGAGCTGCCGCTGCCTGCTCTGAGGTAATAAAAAAGCGGGGTGATGTGCTCACCTGCTGAAGCATAAAAAACGCAGGTGCCGCCTGTGCCATCGTACTGGCTGCCGTAAAGGTCTTTGGTTGTGCGCATGTTAAACTTCTTATTTGACCAACTGCCAGAGCTGCCCACCTTATAGCCTGGTGCAATGATCAGCTTGACCTCATACGCATCTGCAGTGCTGCTGTTTTGCACGGCGATAAAGACGTTGAACTCATACCAGCCATTCACTGGCACTACGTACTCGCCTAAGCTGTTGCAGTTGCTGTTTTGGTCGAACTCAATCTTCCATAAATCTCTGAAGCGTGCAGGTGAGGGCAGAGACCCAGTGCCAGAGGATCGGGTGCCGCTGACTCCGCTTATAGTGGTGTCCCATCTAATCCAGCCAATATTGTATGGTATTGTCCACCGCCCATTGCTCTCATAGGTGCCACTCCATACAGCCTGCTCAGCTGGAAAGGCCTTAGCCCCAGCCTGAATGCCGTCTAGCTTTGTCTTATCTGCTGAGCTCAAAGCCCCAGCTGCTGAGGTGGTGGCTTCAGATATTGAGATATCAGGCGTAGTGCCTCCGCTGCTGGCTATGGGCGCGGTGCCTGTTACTGCTGTGACGCCACCGCCACCGCCGCCGCTCTCGTTAACTGCCTTCCAGGTTTGAGATGCGCTGCTGTAGCGAATGATCTGATTGTTCAGCAGGCCTGTTAGGTCTACATCTCCCAGGCTGGCCAGCCCGGTGTTGAATTTGTTAGCGACGTCTGTGTTGACGTCTGCAATCTCTTGGCTTAGGTCTCTTACACCTTTGCGCGTGCTGTCTTGTAGTCCTGTGATGCTGTCGGCTGGGCTGTGGACTAGCTCGGTGCTTTTGCGGTTGGGTGTAACCTCATCCGGATCTAGCGTGCCCAATGTCTTCACAGCTATCAAATCCAAGTCATACAGATCTGCCGCTGCCTGGTAGCTCATGCTGGTGACCATCCAATTCTTGGACACGAAGCGCGGGCTGGTGAGTGGGTTTAGGATTATCTCACTCTGAAAGTCCCCGTGGTAAGCCTCCTGCTGCTCGCCAAAGTGCTCTAGCCTATCGATGCACAGCAGGGTGGCCAGAGATGTGGTGCTGGTGGTGTTGTTGCTTGTGAACCCCTGCACATTGTCTCCGGCTGGGTCTACCAAAGCCGCACTGCTAAAGTTGTAGACGTCATCTGATGGCCCTTCTGCGTAGAAGCCCACAGGTATCTCTAGCTCCTCCGTGGCTCCGTTGCTCAGCTCAGCGCCAAAGGTTAAGATGTCCCCGTTATCTGTGCCGTCTCCAATGTATGCCGCTAAGTCTCCGAGTATATATGAATTTACAGAATTGTAGATTTCAGGCCCAACTAGAAAGGCATCGGGGTTGGCTGCTGTGGCTATGCCATTGTAGCCGCGCACTTGCATTGTAACCTCTACAGTAGCCGTCTGAGCGCTGCCCAGGGTAGGAGTGGTGAACTCAAAATCTACCTGATCCGAAACAGGCGATCCAAAATAAGTCTGGTGCCCGTTGCGCAGTACGTCTGTCCAGAAATGCACGCGGCTGCTGCTGTCTGTTGTCCAGGTGTAGATGTCAGGCTCTGAGGTATTGAAGATTGTAGCACCATCTACGCCACCCCCTGGTGGGTCGTATAGCAAGCTACTGTCTACCTCTGTCGTGCTGTAGTCGTGTGCGATGTTGCGCTTGAGGTATTTGCTGCCTACCCTTACAGATAGCTCTATTCTCCATCTGCTGATTCTGCTTTGTGGATCATAGGATGGGGTGCTAGTGTATGTCCATGGCAAGCGCACCGCAGCAAAGCCACGAACCTTTACGGTATTGTCTCCGCCTATGTCAGTATCTGCGCTGCCTGATATGGTCAAAGTTGTCGGTTCACCTGTAGTGGTATGGCCTACTGGCCTAAATTCATTTGGGTAAAGCTGGCGCGATCCCGCAAAGGGTGTGTTGCCAAAGTAGTTTATGTCCCTGGTGATCTTCCGCACAGCTGGCAGGTAGTAGAACTCCCCGCCCAGCCTGTGCCTGTCGCTTTGGTTGATGTTTACAGCAATGGCGATATTGCTCCCGCTGGTTACCACTCCATCCTTTGTGCTGCTCAGTACGTCCTGCAGCAGGCTGGCTGTGCTCATAACCTTAGCGATAGGCATAAGCAGCCAAGTGCCCCGGTACATAAACAGCCGCGCATTCATCATGCTGCATATCTGAACCAGCATATCTTCTGCCGTGCCCACAGTGCGCTGCCCTAGCTCTGGATCATACGTGGTAGCCCCGAAGCTCACATCTTCTAGGAACGTATGCCCAGCCGTGCCAGTGACGGGGGCCACGTCCTGGGGTGCCAGCAGGTAAGCCTCAGAAGTTGAGTAGATAGCACGCTGCTGGGGTATGCCAGCCAAACAAGTAAGCAGGTGATCCAGTGTGCTGTTGGTGGTGATGCCGATCAGTGAACTGTCGTAGTCCTGCCGGCTGAGGGTAGCCAGTCCGCAGATAGCCTCTAGCTCAATGGCAAAGGGCCGGGCTTGGTCTGGAATCCGTATGCTCTCAGGTGTAAGCATACCCAGCCAGTGCCTTACGTCTGTGCCGTCTGGATCTTCGCGCACCTCAATGATGTATTTGCCTTCTGCAAACTCTGCCAGCTCATTGATCAGGGTTTGCTGTGTGGCCGTCTGCACCATCATATGCACCGTGCAAGTGCTGGGCATCAATGGGCTAAAGACATCCTTCCCGCCAAAGTAGGAGAGCACAAAGCCAGGGGCTGCACAGCTGAATTCTTCAGCATCCCCGCTGAAGTCTGTATCTATGACATTAACGCGCCAAGTGTTGCCGCGCTCTGTGCTGAACTCGCTGTAAAATCTTAGTGCCATTAGATTAAGGTGCTGGTGTACTGCCTGCGTGCGTGGTTCTTGTCTCTGTTGCCAGTGAACAGCAGATCCCTGCCGCTCACTCTAGCTGATAGGTTGCCGCCACCCATCATGCCTTTCAATTTGCTCAGGGGCGCAATTACCTCCGGGTTGGATTTGGCGCCGGGGTACTCGCCTGCAAGAATGTGGCTAGGTCCGCTCACAATTCCGCCATCGGCCATAGGAGTAAAGCCAAATCCTGCACTCATAAAAGCGCCAAAGCCTGCTTTGCCTCCCGTTAATTCAGCCACGCCTGTAGGCCCACCCATCAAAGCAGAAAGCACTAAAAAGGTAGCGGCCAAAGCTGCAGCCTTGATCAGTAGCCGCTGCAGGGTCTGCATCATAAATTCACCAAAGGCCTTGGTGCCCTGGCTCAATGCAGTGAATGCGCTTTGAAACATGCCAGGCAGCTGCTCAGCCATGAACATGCCCATCTCACGAAAGCGGCCAATGACTGGCCCCAGGGTTTCGTTCAGGCTGTCATAGCTACCCTTCAAACCTCTGTTCTTTAGGGCGTGGTTTTCTACCTCAACCGTGGCCCTAGCATGTGCTTGGTGCAACCGCTCAATGGATTGCACTACCTCCTTATCTACTGGGTCTTCTTCTGCACCTGGTAAATCTGAGAGGCTTATAACGCTACCCTCCCCAAACATGGCTCCTGCGGTGGCTTTCTTCAGGTCGAGAATTGAGCCCTCTAGATCTGATATCTGATCGGTAAACCGGCCAACATTATTGCGGGCTATGTTCTTCTCAAACTTATCGCCCAAAGCCCCTACCTGGGTAGCTGCCTCTTCTGCTGCTTTGGCTGTCTTCAGCTGGGCTAACTCTGTCTCCAAAGCTCGGCGCTTGGTGTTTAGTGCCAGTATCTGCTGCGCTTGTTCTAGCTCCTTGGTGCGGATAATAAATTTCTCCGTCTCCTCGCGCGTAGTCTTTTGGCTTGCCTTCAGTGTAGCAAAAGCCGCAACCAGTAGCAAGGTGCCAGCCACCACTGCGCCAATGGGGTTGGCTGCCATCACCGCGTTGAGTGCGGCCATAGCTATGCGGGCCTTAAACAAAGCAGAAGCGAACAGCACAATGGGGCCAGCGGCTGCTGCGATAGCGCCCACAGTTAGCAGCACCTTCTTCTGCCTGTCGTTTAGACTGGCAAAGCTTTTGGCTAGCTGCTGGATCTTAGGAATAATGGGAGCTAGGAACTCATTGATGAGCCGCCCGAACTCCTCGGATATGTCGCCTATAGTGTTCTGTAATTGCTTGAACGGACCCAGCCCAGCCTTAGCTGCTGCCTCGGCGCTGCCTCCGTACTGCTTTTCCAGCTCATCCAGAATGATGGTCTGAGCTTCTGCCAGTTGCCCGGTCTCAGCCAGGGACTTGATCACCTCTTTCTGATCGTCGCTGAACTGGATACCCGCCCGGCTTAAGGCTGTGAGGTTTGACACTGGATCGTTCAGCGCCTTACCCAACTGGATGCTGGCGCTCTTTAGGTCGCCATCTAGCCGAGTGGCCAGATCCAAAGCCACAGCCTGAGTGCGTGCGAAGTTGTCGCCTGCAATATTGGTGAAGGTGAGCAGCTGGGCTGTGGCCCCCTTCAGAATCTCCTCATCTCCAAAGATGGTTTTGTTCTGCAGATCGCTGGCCATCTGCTGAAGCTGCTTAGACGTAAAGCCAACGGCGTTGCCTGTAGACTTTAGGCCAGCCTCTACCTGTGCAATGGCTTTGGCTTGCTCATCGAAGGCCCGCATGCTTTGGGCTGCCATGATCCCCAGCGGTGCAGTGAGCGCCATGGTCATGTTGCGCCCTGCCTGCTGCATGCTGGCTGTGATGTTACCAGTGGCGCTGCGCACATCCCTACGCATCTTGCCCAGGGCTTTGTTCAAGCCTTGGGTGTTGGCTCCTATGTTTAGGGTTAAATCACGTTGTGCCATTCTTAAAGTATTTCTGCAGTGCTTGCAGCTGCATCTTATTGCCCTCTTCTTTGCTTACCTCCTTGCCAGCTTTCTGCTCCCAGGGGAAGGTGCACAAATCGCTGGGCTTGATACCCTTCTTGCTGTGTGGCTGCAGCAGTAGGCTGGCCAGCCACCTGGTTTGCGTCCATTGCTGCTGGTAGGCCCTCTCCTCAGCTTCAGCCGCTCCCTTCATGGCTGCCATTAGCTGCTGCAGTGTCAGCTCATAAAAAACAGAAGGGCTGTAACGTAACACGCCCAGCCCTATCTGCATCATATCTTCAAAGGTTAGCGGCTTATGGCTTCCCTTTTTTTTTCCCTTCAGCCTCTGCGCTGTCATCTCCACCCATCAAGCTATTCAGCACAGTAGTGAGGTAGGTAACATCTTTAAGGTCGATCATGTCCAGCCAGGCCTTAGTGGTTAGCGTGAACTTCTCGCCCTCGGCTCGGGCTCCGTGCTTGGCGAAGTAGTACAGCATCTTGCTGGTATCTACCAAGCCCTCCAACTCATGCAGCTTGATGCCCTCCTTTTGTTGGGCCTCCTCAATTGCCAGCATGGTGGCCCGCAGTGGGAACTGCTCCCCGCCTAGGGTCATGATCATGACGTCAAGTCGCTGTCTACATTCAGCTCAAAGCTGCCGCTCACGGTTACATTCTCCTCTGTAGCTCCTGAAAAAGACAGCTCAGTAAGTACGCCGTCTGCAGTAATCTGGAAGCCTGTAGGCCCAACGACAAAGGCAGCGGCTGTGCGTGCGCTGGCTGCTGTCATGGTGGCTGCAATCGCTTGCCAGTCTGTGTAATCGTCGCCATCCAGCAATGCGCTAAAGGATCCGCTGCAGCTGGTGACGCCTGGCAGAACCTTGCGCAGGCCGTTGCTGTCTTTGGTGACTACCTCGCGCGTGCTTTGGCTGAAGCTGAAGCTAACTTCTGTCTCCTCAGCTACTGCTGTGGTTGCAATGGTGCTGATCTTAAATGATGTGCCGTTAAGTACTGCCATGTCTTTACTTTTTTCTCTTTCCTGAGATGGTCTGAATGATCACGCGCAAGTAGCCCACGATCTGATCATCTTTCTTGCTAGGTGTCAGAGACACGATAGCATCGGCGGCTGCCAGCAAAGCCAGAAGCACAAAAGCCCAGTTGTCTGTAATCAATTCCATCTGTCTGCAAGATAGGCAATTAGGCGATGCGCTCCACCTCTAAAACGCCACTTTTGCAAAGTACTGATCCGCTATGCGTACTTGCATCGTAGATCATAACAGACACCCTTTGGCCAGCTGTTAAATAGATGACTGCACTCAGCTGCCCAGGCTGATCTGTCACGCCGTGCTGCCCCTTGATAGACGCCCCACCCTCTGGCCCTTGCTTGCTGGTCTCTACCAGAAAGTAGAAGCGAAAGCTGTGGTGGATAGTGTCGGCTGTCATGTTCAGGGTGCAGGTGAACCTGTGCCATCCGTCTACGCTGCTCACGATCAAGCCCCCGCTGTTGGCTGTAATGTTGGTGCCTGTAGTCTGCCCCTGCTCATTGAATGGCAGGCTGGTAGGTGTCTGGCTGGTAAAGTCTCTTTCTTGGGCTCCACCTTCCAGATAGGTTGCGCTCGGCGTGAAGCTTGAGTATTCCCACACAGGGACGTAATTGGCAATGCCCGCACCCGCGCCACCGCTTTGGTCAATAGTCAAAGTGCCAGCCGGGAACTTGAGCGAAGTGCAGTACGCCTGGGGCGTGCCGTCTGTCTCTTGGATCTGTAAGCTGGATGCATTCAGAGGCAGCAGGGTAGCAGCTGGCGCACTGCCTACGCGCAACACCCGCACGCTGTAAGACTGCTCCACATAGTAGCACTCCTGGGCTGAGTCGTAGGCTATCTCTCCCGTCTCAAACTGGATGCTCTGAACCTCCACCCCGCCAAAGGTGCCAGCGTTGCGATCCAGTGCCGCCCTGCACTCTGCGCTCACCGTCATGCATTGGCCATAGTTCTGGCTCATGGTGTACACCTCTAGGGTGCTGTCGTCCATGGTGCTAGTGCTGTCCTTCTGGTTTGTGGGCTGGATGTTCTGAATGCTGTACACCACAAAAGGAAAATCCGTATTTGGTGGCGCTACCTCTGGGTGTACAGTGGCTCCACCGCTGAGGCTTGCGCCTGTGAGGATTGAATAAATCGCTTTGCCTGTTTCCATCTTACCAATGCTTTTGGATAAATCTTGTGTGCCCCTTCTTTAGTATTGGCAGGATGGCCTTGCGTGCCCTTGCCATCCCCTTCTCTGCGAAGCCTCTGTTTTTGCCCGGCCCAAACCTTTCGCGCCCCTGTTCTACAATATCACTGAACCAGGCATCTGTTCTGTTCGTCTGCCTAAAGGCTCCACGCTTGAAGGTTGCCGTGCTCTTTGGCCCCAGCCATACGTTGCTGCCATCTCTCGGCTTGATCACTTTAATGCTGCGCTTTAGGGTGCCCGGCATGATGTCCTGAGCTGGTCCCTTCTTGCCGCCCTGGTAACGCGCTGAGCTCGGGCCCTTTCTGCGCACCCTTACCTTGCCGCCTACCTGCACCGCGCTCTTGTATGCGTCCACCCCAGCTTTGGCTGCCTTTACATTCAGCTCCCGCACCTTTGCAACCTTGCTGCCATACAGCCGGCTCAGCTTCTCGGTGTCCCGCATAAGCTCCTCAAGCTCTGCCCACTCAGCTTTGAATTCCATCACCCAATTCTGTGCAGTAGATACGCAGGCCATCCTTTCGGCCTATCTCATCGAAGCCGTAAATCTCAAACTGCTTGCCGTCCCAGTGCACCCTATCCGTGTGCAGGATCATCTCACTGCTACCAGCACTGGCTTGGTCTGGGTGATCCACGATAAACACAGTGCGGGCCTGTGGAAATACCTGGAAGGCTGCCACATTCTCAGACGTGGCACCGCTGCCCCTAGGCAACATCTCAGCCCATAGATTCTTGAACTCGGCCCAGGTGTTGGCGCTGGTGGAACCGTAGGCGTCCAGCGTGGCAGCCTGGCGCACGATCGTAATGTATCTATCTCTCCGGCCTGCCTGCTTCATGGCTGTAAGATGTTTCGGTACTGGCTCAGCAAAGCCTCAATGCCCATCTTAATCTGTGTGCTGATCGTGCCGGTAATCACCTGCTGCCTGTTCTCATAGAAGTGTGCAGCCAGTAGCCGCACAGCATGCACCATGGGCTCGGGCACTGTGGCATGGCCATAGGTAAAGGCAATGTGCACAGGGTAGTGGCTGTAATCGTAGACGCTAGGAGAATCTACAAACGCAATCACTGCAGGCTGCGCTGCAAAGTCTGTGTAGTAGTTGCCCGTTGCCATGGTGGTGAGATCCTCGGCTGCTTGGCTGCTGGTCGTCTGGTATTTCACTGAGCTAATGGCTGTAACCGGGCCCACAGCAAAGCTGCAGCGGTGGAAGCCCCGCAGGTAGCCCGTGGCTGTAGTGGTGTGCAGCTTGCTGTTGGTGTAGCCCTCTACCCACATACATGCAGCATCACGCAGGCTGCCGATCAAAGCATCTTCTACGCTGTGAGTTACCCGAAGGTGTTGCTTTAAGTCTGCGGTGCTGAGCACGCTGCTGTAGTCTGGGGCGCTGCTGGTTATCTCTATTCTCATCTTTCTCTAAATGAAGAAAGGCCGAGGCGTTAGCCCCAGCCTTTCTCAACAAACTGCTGGCCCCTTTGTAAGGCCTGAAGTATTATGCGTCGTTGCCAGTGTAGCAAGCAACGGCTGCGGCTTGGCGGATACCAAAGTCGAAGAAACGATTCACATGCAGTGTTACCTGGCCATTCGTGGCGTTGGCTCCGTACACATCAGCAAGCAAATCCAAGCCACCGAAATAAGCGAGGATGCCAGCTTGTCCGAAGTTTCCGTAGGCGAAGGGCTTAGCTGAAGCCTTAGCCAGGTACGGGGTGACTGTGTAGTCGTACTGCGGAAGCAATGAGCTCACAGCGTCAACGCCTGCCAATCCGCGAAGGACTTTGTGTGCGTCTGTGCCGGATACCAAACGGGCTCCATTGATGTCTGCTCCAGCTGCCACAATAGCGGCCTCCAAAGCGTAGATGTCATCTGCGGTGATGGTGCCTGAAGTGATAGCTCCAGTAGTGCAACCTGCAAGGACTGCATCGAAGCAGTAATCATCAATGAAGGCAGCCATAGCTGAACCCAAATCGCCTGCGATCACGCGCTCTACGTCTGCACCTCCCTGCTCAATGAGCAAACGGCTGTAGACTGTCTTGGCAGCTGCACGCTTTGGGGTCAGCGTCAAGCTGTCCATGTCCATGCCAGAGTCGCCTGCTGCGCCTACCTCGGCGTCAAAGGTGGTGTCTGGGTCTGTGCTGGCTGCAGTCAAAGCCACAGACGCTGGGGTGCTGATCCGTGGAAACTGGATGTTGCCAGTAGCTCCGGTGATCACTGTAGTTCCTACCTGCTCAATCACTGCCGGTGCACGCAAAGCCTGAATAGCTCCGGGCACGTTGGTTGGCACAAAGCCATCGCCTGCGCCCTGGCCCTGTGCAAGGAAGTTGTCGGCTCCAGCGGCTGCCCGCTCAAGGGCGATGCTGGGAATACCGATGTTTGAGCTCACAGACAAGCCCATAGCTGCCTGCTCTGCTTTGCGCTCTTGCATCCACTCTGCTTCTGCTCCGCTGTGAGCGCGTTGGCTCATGGCGTTGTTGATGGCACGCGTCAAGCTGAAGCGAGCGTTTACGCTGTTCACTTCAGACTGCTGGCTAGTGCTGGGGGCTGTGGCGTAGGCCATAGCTTTTGCCTGCATCTCGCCCTGGCGCTTCAGCTCAATCTGCTTGTCGAGCTTCTCAATTTCTTTGTGCAGCGAACGTGCCAAAGTCATCTCATCC